TCTTCTTCAAGTTTCTCCTTGTTTGTTGGAGATGTTTCGTCAGGATAGTGCATCCCCGAACCAAAGCGGAATACTTTGGACACGGCTTGAATAACCTCTGCACCTTCTTCTTGTAAAATACGGAGTGCTTCTTTGCTTCTATAATCAATCATCTTCTTCACCATCCTCTATATCATCAGGGTCTACAAATTTAATAACGGGTATATTTTCTACTACAATGAATATTGCTTCTGTTAGTGTTGTTGCAACTACCCTACAAATATAAACACCATCAACAATGCGTATATCAAAGGGTATTGGTCTCTGATACACCCATGCTTCATCCACAAGACAAGGTATGTAAAAATACCTCGCTTGTTGGCAACGTTCAATTAAATCATCATAAATTTCTTTAGTATCATCCGAAAAATTATCTTTCGCCATTTTCATTCAGTAAACGTGGAGAACCGACAGGTCCTGGTGCAATACTAATGAATTCTTCGGCCAAGTTCTCAGCAGAGCCTAACGAGTAGGCGTGTTGTTTCTGAAATAATCTACCATCAATCTTTAACTCAACAACATAATGATTGCCAGTCAAAGAACCTTTATTTTGAAGAAGTGTGGCAGTTCTATTACCATTACTCCATGTTGCAATCTCTTCCATATTATACTCCATTAAGAAACTAGGTTGATAAATCGGTTAAGAACCACACGATTGGTAACTCGACCTTTCGTGTATTTAGAGAACGCACTAACAAGACCACGGGTCGTTGCATTTTCTTTAACGACAAGTTCGGATGCCGCTTCTGTATCTAGTGCTTCGGAACGGAGAACATAATACTCATCGAATCCAGCAGTAGTCACGACCAAAGATTTTTCTTTACGGAATTTTTCCGTAATCTCATCTCTAACGGTTGGTGAAGCATTCTGGTACCAAGTACGCATTTTACGACCGAATTCACGACCAGAGATAACATAGAAACCAATGGCATTGGAACCAGTACGTGCTTTGAATAACTTAATGAAAGCAGCAGTATCGTCTGTGCCCATATTTTCAATACGTTCTTCATGCTTTGTGACCGGGTCACGGACAATCATTACATCATTTGCATAACGGCTAGTAATAGAACACGGCGTCAGTTGTGTTTTACCCATCCACTCGGCATCTCGGAATGAACTAGATAACGAATGGCCATCACCATCAGTCAGGAACACAGTATTCACAATTTGTAAACGGTTCTTCTTTTGAAATTCCGGAACAATATTCATTGCTGAAATAATAGCTTCATTCAATGGTGTACCAGACAAGTGCATCCAGTAAGGAGTCCGGCGGCGTGTTACACAGACCAGAGCAGAACAAGCATATGTGAATTCACTTGCTGACATACGAGAAGAAAGCAAATTAAGCATACGGCAATTTGCTACGACCAAATCATTCTCTTTTGGAACAGGTTTATAACACAAGTCGGTATTAGTATAACTAGCCGGTTGTGCAAAGGCATACACTTCGTAAGGAATGTTTACTTTCTTACAAAAGAACACCAGAGCCAACAACTGTTTGATTGTGTTTTCAAGGTGTGCGTTCATAGAACCAGACCAATCAAGGAAAAGAACCAGACCATGTGATTTGCCGTTAGGTGCAATGCTGAGTTTCTTAAAGATATCCTCAGAGAATTTGTAAGAGAACACCTTAGACATATCCAACTCACCGGTTTTAGCGATAGTTGCACGTTTCATTTGTTGTGCGTTTTTACGCAGTTCAAATTCTTTCACGAGATATGAAACTACTTTACTGGTTTCGTTACGCAGTTTATTATAACGGTCTAAATTGGTACTAGATGCATCATCCGCTTTATACAAAGCCCACAGAGCCTTATAGTCAAAAATCATTTCCTTAGTATCAACATTTGGAATGTTGGCATAAACATATTTACGTCTTTCGTTGACAAAGAAACGTTTCTCATTTTGTTTGTACGCTTCATCCGTGAAGGACTTGATATCGTCATCATTAGAATGATTACGTTGCTCTGCACCAGGAGGAATAGAAGGAATATCATTCTCTTTACGGTCAAGTTTACCTTCTGAGTCATCGTCTGTTTCAGATTCTTCAAAATCATCAGATTCAGAATCACTTTCTTCAAACACATCATCAAGATTCGGTTGACCATCAAAGTCCTCGGAATCTTCTTCAGACAGTTCATCGGAAGCAGATTGTTTCTTCTTTTCTTTGAGTTCTTCTTCCTGAGCTTTCATCAGAGTAACAACTTTCTTGGAAATTTCCAAAACCTCATCATAGGTTTCAGCCAAGTCAATTTCACGAATCAACGAACGTTCTTCTTCGGAGAATTTAATAGCTAACGCTGCACCGCCTTTGAAGTGCATATTGATACGGTCAGCAAAGTTCAAGGTATTCAGGTCAACACCTTGAGTACCAAAGAAATTCTTTTCTACCAATTCTTTATAAGCTTTGGTAAAAGAGTTACGGAGACCTGGATATTTGTATTTGATTTTACGTTCGATACGTGCATCTTCAACGATGTTCACAATTGAACGGTTAATTTTTTCTGCCTTCGCTTTGTACATTCCTTCCAGTGGAGTAAACAAGGCATGGCCAACTTCGTGACCCATAAACAGGTCATAAGTGTAACCAGAGATATTGTTATCTAAGACAGGAATGGTCAGGACACGAGATTTCACATCAAACATAGCAGTGTCAACATTGCGGTGTTCGATGATTAAGTTTTCGGTTGCCATCAGCTTGGCGAGTAATGATTTAGATTCTGCTAGTTGCATATATTTTTCCTGAGTATGTTCCAATTATAACAAATCCAGAAGATTTTGTCAAGTGAATTTTACAGAGTGTTGTATTCCGACAACACTTTACGCATCTTTTTAATAGTTTCCACTCCACTAATGTCCGTATTGAAAATTTCCATCAAATACTTTGGAGTTTCCGAGGACAAATATGCTTGGACCTCATCATTAATAACTTCTTTATTATAACCCATCTTCAAAAGCTTGGATTTCATGTTTTTATAGATTTTTGACTGATTTTTTTGTAAATCCAATACTAAATCCGACATTTTTGTCATATATTCGTTATTAGTATAGTATAAAGCATGAGCAATTTCGTGTTTTAACACTGCTTTATCATTTTCCCGAGCGCCGATGATATAGTATTTCTCATCAGAGTTGATTTTGTGCTTGTTTAGTGCGTTGAAAATTGCTGTTTCTCCGGGTGTTAGCTCATTTTCATGCAATTTTCGCCAAATATTGAGAATATCTCCGGGAATATTGAAACCGGACCATACTGAAAAGTATTCAATGTCGCCGTTTTTAGTCATTGACGCATTGAGGAAGTCATACAGACTAAATTTTTTGCGGTAAAGAGCAGGAAGTGGCGATTCATAGTATTCTTGCATACGGCAAAAAGCCAAAGTCATCTCCTTTTCATTGGGAAATGTGAATAATACGATATTATTTTTTAATTTTTTGGATTTCATTATTAAATTCCAAAATGTTTTTTAATTTCTTCTACTGTATTGACGGTTCCATTAAATGTACTTGGATTTACTCCGGAACTTTTGAGTATCGTGCGCTTTGTAACTTCACAACATTCTTCAATAATCAGTTCAGCAAACTTTTCTGCATGGTCAACACCCATCCATTTGCCGCTTGTATCGGTTCCTGCTTCTTGCATGAATTCTTTGATTCGTTCGTTCATTGATATTGTTCCTTTAACTCAGCATAGTATTCCGAATCTCTTTCAAAACCATTCAAAGCGATCATTCTTCGCAATGCCAAATCAACTTCAGAAAAATTATAGAATTCTGTTTTCGGTTTAATGACCTGTTGATTATCATACTCATTATTCTTTTCTCGATTAGTCATGTTTAGTTCCTTCGTTTCTATCAAAAATTTCAAACTCTAGTGCAGCAGCCAGTTGCTCTGCCAGATTTGGATTAAATTTTACCAGGAAGTGTGCAATGTCATCAACAGGAATATGTTCCATGTTAAAAATGATTTCATCCATTCCACGTAAAATTTGTGTTTCTTCATATTGTGCTAACATATTATCTCCGCATATTGGCCATGGCCACAGCTTCTTCACTACTAAAAACAGGCACAGCATTTGATTTGTGTAATGTACCAATGCCAAGCATAGCATCACCTGTATATTGCTTATTTTCCTTTTTCGTGCAAGGACTCATGTTATCGGAATTCTTGCTCGCAATAAAAGGCGTTTCCCGCTGGTACGTTTGAGAAGCCACAGAAAATGGCTTATTGAATGTCAATCGTTTACTGGAATTTCTTCCAGAAAAGTTGGTAGACATTTTTGAGACAGAATCTAACCATGCATCGTGTTGCTGTTTCACAACCTTTGGGGTTTTCTTCTTTTTGGATTTTGGAATATGACCGTAATGTAACATGATATAATCTCCACACATAAGAGACCATTGTACACCATGGTGAGTAGGATGTCAAGCGCTAGTGTTGTATAGGAACAACAGATTAATACCAAAGCATTATCTGAAAGCGGACATACCTACTTATAAGAATAAAGTCACTTATTATAGTTTACTTTAGGTAAACTTGCTTTTTCTTCAAACTCATTCAATAAATCAATGTCGAATTTCATATTCTTGAGTTTCTTTATTTCTGAATATTCATTACGAGTTTTCTTTTTAGAATCGTAATTATAATCATCATTGTAATTTTGGCTCTTGCGGAACTTTCCCACAAATTTTGTCACGGTGTTACTCCTATTTCATTGTTTCAAAAGTAATGCCTCTAATTTTAGTTTCAGGCATATTATGCATATCTTCTTCCGAAACGTAAGTTATATCGGAATTGGGATAACAGTATTTTACAAGTTTCAATAATTGACACACTGTTCCGTCTGTATCATCGAAGGTAAAAATTTCATCAACATATTTTATACTTTTAACAATGTCTTTTCGCTCATCATAACTTTGTATGAAACCACCTTGCGCCCATTGCATCCACCAATCGGAGTGAACGCCAATGACAAGCCAATCACCACGTGCTTTACATTTTTTGAGAATATCAAGTTCTCTCACTGTGAGTGGGTCATACATTCCAGTTGTAATTATAACTTTTTCTCTTTTTGTCATTTAAGGTAATAGATTATTAAAATTCTTTTTAACAAATTCATAATCTAAACCTTTAACACCTTGGTCTTTTTTAAATATACCAATAATAACTTCAGCTTCACGTGGTTCTAGTGATTCTAACAATTGAATCAACAATTCATTCTGTTTTCGAGGAGATAATTTTTCCGCCGTGGGATCACCCTGACGAAACAAATAAAGCTTTCTTAATTCAGTAGATAATTGACACCTAGAAATTCCAGGTTTTGTATCTTGTGAAATTAGGTAATTATCCGGCATCTCTTTAATTTTCCATTGATAATCTGGATGGAATGTGAGTAGAAGAACATCTACCAAAGTCTTTGATAAATTTTTACCAATTACTTCCTTTTTTGATTCCTTACCTTTTGCTTCCTCGAATTCATCAAATATTTCATAGATGTTTTTCATTAGAATTCCTCAATTACGTCCATTAAATTTTTTAACTTATGCTCGATAAAATAATTAAGCAATTTGTTCCGTTTTGCAGGAACGATTTCATCATATGTATTTATGATTTTATCTTTAATCTCGGATGGAATAAATGTAAGGTCAATCAACATCTGGTTACGAGAAAAACCAGCAGACGCATTTTGGTCTTTCCAGTTTTCAATGGATTCTTCTAACAATTTATCTTTCACGGTCTTACTGATGGGTTTTTGCCGAACTTCACGGACAAAACAATCACTAGCAGAAAGAACATTAGGAATACCATCACCCTTATCACCTTCAATGATTTTTAATTTTAGGTCAAGGATTGGATTTTCCGATTTAACAAATTTCTTTTGCGCAGGGTTATATTGTTTCACACTTGGATACTTTTGCAATTGCAAGAAGTCACCATCACTTGAAAGAATTAAAATCTTTTCATGTGGTGCAAATCGAGGTACAAGTGTGCCGATAATGTCATCAGCTTCAGCACCTTCAACATCAATAACTTTGTAAGGGAAATTTTCTTTGAGTTCCAACTTAAACTTGGCAAGCATATCAAAGATGAGATGCCAATCCAAATTGGATTTATCACGAGATTTTTTACGACCTGCCTTGTAGAAAGGAAAGATTTCTTTTCTCCAATATTTGCGATTGTCGCAGCACAAAATAACTTCACCGTATTCTCTACGGAAGTTCCTAACGTGCATACGGAGAATATTTAAAATAAGGTGACGTACCAGATTTTCATCCAGTTTCACACCTTTTTGGTTTGATATCTGTGCCATAAGACCAGACAGTAATA